TGGGGGACTGTAGCTTATATAAATAAATCTCATGTAATAATAATAATATGGCATACCAATTGCAACCTGGTCTTGCAATAGTTCAAAACGCTGGTGCTCTCCCGTCTGTGAGAGCGAATGAAGAGATATTTGTATATCCTCAGCCCAGTACTCTTAACTACTGCGGTCGTCCAAATACTATGTTGTATGGAACTGCTCCATACATGGCGGGTAAGGGAGCTCCCGCTCAATTTATTGAGACAAGTGATCAACTCCGCCCTCAATCTACCACTCGTTTCAACAAGGTCGTCGTACCAACATACGAACGTAACCTGTTCCCACTCTCAAACATGGAGTGTAAGGTTCCCCTTCGTACAATTTCTTATGAGCCACAGAGTACTCGCGCTGAACTCCAGAACGACCTCTTTTATCAAAGATACGCCAATAAAAATGTTACTAAAAAATAAGAATGGCGGATCCCATTTCACTTGCAGCCATCGCTGGCTTGGTTTTTGCTGGTAGATCTTTGAGTTCTCGGTCTAAACCTGAACCAGTACCAGTTCAACAAACAACACCCCCAGAACCCCAAATTACTTATGATAATGACACACCAGACTTCGTTGAACGTGGATTTGAACCACGTGTAGAGATACCAAGCAAAATGGAAACGGAAAGTTTTGCGGATGTTTCTCTTCAACAGAGGAGTGGTGGTCAGGAAATTCTCAATATGAGAAACCGTATGTATGACACTGGTCGTATGAACAACCTCTCCCCAATTGAGAAGCAACTGGTTGGCCCAGGTCTTGGTGTTGGTAGTGATACCCCAGCAAGCGGTGGTTTCCAACAAATGTTCCGTGTGAACCCCGTCAATGTGGGTGCGTATCGTCTCACTACACTTCCCGGTCGCTCGGGTCCAGCGGGGGATACCACTGGTGGTCGGTCGGCTGTCGTTGGACAATTGAGCCACAATAAACCAGATACTACTGCCCATCTCCCATCTCGCCTCCCTGCTATGCCTGGTCGTGCCCAGGGTATGGCTGGTTCTATACCAAGACCTAGTCATCAGAAGACTATGAGAACAACGAATCGGTCAGAGACTGGTCTCCGACAGGATGGTTTAGGTTTCAATGGTGCGAAGCGGTTTATCTCCGCCCAATCTATGCCTCAAGATCCCACCCGTTTCAAGAGTGACCGCAACGATCAACAGTTTAGCCATTACAGTCACACTACTCCAGGTATTACTAACTTCAAGGGTGCTTATGCCACCAGTGCGGCTGCTCAGATTACTACAAAGAATAATGAAGAGTTGATGAAGCATGGATTCCGACCAGAAGATCGTCGCGGTAAGGCTAGTCGTATGGGTAACGCTGGTCGTATGAATGTGAGAGAGAGTGCTCTCAAACAGGGTGGTGCACTCACGGCTGTTCGTAGAGATGTGTCACGTACTGATGGTCGTGTGCAGCCTGCAAATGGTGCCTGGACTCAAAATTATCAGCAGAAGCCTTTCCACCAATTCAACACCTATAAGGGTAACGAAAATCCATATAGTCGTGACTTGGGTGTCGCGAAGAGACAACTCCAGAACAACCCTCTCGCGCAAAGTATTTGTTAGATATTCATTTATAGATAAAAACAATCATTAAAATATTATACCTATATTTTAATGAAGGTTCACACCCTTGATATAGATAGTGGTGAGAGAGATACTAATGTATATACATACGCCAATAATTATACGGTCACGCTAAAAGAACCTATATATGACGTTACACAAATCAGACTGATTTCTGCTCGTATACCTACAGCACAATTAACTACATGTTCTACGAATAAAACGTTCAGTATTCATGACTCAGGTGCCCCAAATGACCTCATTGAGATTACCCTCAATGAGACTAATTATACAAACGGAACTGCTCTCGCATCGGATCTTGACACCCTCATGCAACCACCAGCGACGTGTATAGATCAGGTTGTATTTGACGCAGATACACATGCTCTCACGTTTTCAAACACAACTCAAGCATCTAGTAATACATTCTCCTTCAAGTTCTTCGATGGTACGAATGGTTATTTGAGTAATACAGTCGTGACGACACCGCATCAAGTTATGGGATTTTCTTCTAAAAATACAAAATTGGGTGGTAGTGTAGTATCGGGTGCAATTAACTTAGGGGGACCTAATTCTCTCATTCTTCGCATCTCATCTGGACCCGACGAGTTTACGAAAACTGTGTATTCAGCGTCGCCATTCTATACCGGTCATATTCTTATGGATGGTACAGACGTTGTGAACTTCAGTGGTACAGACGACCCACTCACACACGAGTTCTACAGTGGACCACAGAAGTATATAAAGGAACTCCAATTGAAGTTCTTCTATATGAGTAATGGACGTCTCATCCCATATGATTTCAGAAATCAAGATCACATTTTAAAATTTGAAATTACATGTTCTACAGATAAGTTAGAGGGTCTCCCTAGAGTTCCCCTGGAAGTTGTTGAAAAGGAGATGTCGGCACCAATAAGCACCCCCGAAATTGTGGAAGGTGTTTATAAGTGGAAAATGGAGTACATTTCCATCGGTATTATTATATTCATGGGTTTCGTTCTTCTACTCCTTATGAAACGTAAGCCAAAAATTAGCGGGTAACCGCGTAGACAGGTTGAGCAGGTTTGGAAACACGAGTAGAGATACTAGCGATGACCAAGTAGACCGCGATAGAGAGGAGGGTGGTGAGAATCGCAGTGAGGGCGTACTGAGAACCACCATTCTTGGGCACCTTGATCACCTGTTGAATGAACCAGCGGGTGAGGTCCATCCACGACATTGCAGCGGCGAATGAGAATCCCGCAACGATGGAGTTGAGGGATTGAGTTTCGAGTTCCTGGGAGACCAGGTTGACAGTCTTCATAGCTTGAGCGGAAACAGCGTCCATGATGGGTTTTATAACATAGAGGTAGAAAATTTTATTCAGGTAATAGATCTTCCTTTTGTACTAATTTTTTATACTTCGGTCTCCTGACCATTGATGACTTTGCAAATATTTGCTCTTCATCATCTGAATCTCCATCACTACTGGATTCCGATTCGTCTTCATTTGTTACCTTAAATGATTTATATTCGGAATTCGTCCAACCTTCTGGCTCATCAGGCTCCGATGTACTCATTACTATCAATGGCATTTTTTAACATCTGTTCTGTCGGGTTTTGGGGGATCCAAGTGTCCCACGTATCAAATGCCTCATTTACCTGAATGAACCCTGGGTCAGAACCCGAGTACCTAATAAACTCTGGGCATTCATCTGGTTCAACATCCTCCTCGCCTTCATCCTCATCTGAGACTTCTTCATCATATATTTCTGGCATGATAGAACCAATTGTCGTACCAACCGTCTTCATTGCACAATACTTCATCGCATATTCCATGTCTTCTGAAAGAATTATATCTCTTCCACAAGCTTTGCAATATTCAGCTGCGAGTAAAGTACTCTTCTCTATAACGGGTTGAACGATGTTAATCATATCAGAAATGTACCGCTCCATCATCCCGTCACCCATATCACCGAAACCAGTTTGCATATTCATTTTAATATTTAAGGTCAAAAAGAGTTGTAGCAATTCCCTCACCAACACGAAGAATGTTGTGGCTCAGTGCGTAGACTCTCAGTTGTCTTGCATAATCTGCACAAGGTGTCAGACTTAGGTTAAGGATTTGCTCTTTCACGAGACTGAAATTAACCTGTCCAGTTGGATACCACTTTTCTGGTTCTAAAGCAAAACTATATGAGTAAAACCGCCTGATGAGTTGTGTTTTGGAGTGGTGAATTGCGGCCTGAACTGCTTTTAAAAATATGACATTACCAGTTTCTTGTGTGATGATTGGCTGACCGTCTAGATCAAGTTTGAGATAGTCAAGATTTTCATACAGTATATATTTACCACCTGTATCTGCGAGTGTATTATCGTAGTCAAATGGGGTAATAAACTCACCCTCAGCTGTTCCAATATCACCTTGTCTCTGAATCACAAAGTAAAGTTCCTTCACTGGGTTGACAAAATCTAATTTGAAACCACATTCCTGTTCACCTTGAGCGATATTAAATATATTCTGTTGCACCTGTGTAATCACGTAATCTTTCTTTTCCGTCTCTAGTTTGATTCTGTCACATGGTTCTAAGAATATCACTTCTGCACATAATCTAAAATCTTTGAGGTGGATACTTCCAGGTGTCACGGGTTGAAGTGACCCATTGGAACCTTTTATGATCAGGTGATCATGGTCGCGAAGTTTAATCTCAACTTCAACTTCTTGCTTTTTTATGGCACATAGGGGTATTGCCAATTCTGGGTTGTTATAGAAGTAAAAGGGTAAATCTACAAAGAACTCATCTTCTGTATTAGCTGTACCAATCACACCAAGGATGTCTTTATCTGATACCCTCTCTGAGGATGTGCGTTCTGGGTATTTCCCAATCAACTCCCTGAGGGCTCTCTGTTTCGTTTGGGTGACATTATGTTCAGTGTAAATCTGAAGATAATCACTTGGTAACCGCTGAATCACCTTTCCACCTACGATGAGATCTGCGTGCTCTATGAGAGCATGACCGATAGACTCTATAAATCGTGGGTCATCATAAATTAATGTGGAAATAGTAGGTAACTTCATCTTCACACTCAGAGTTGTCAATAAATCACCGGTATTTTGAGCAACCTTAAATCTCGCTTTACCCCCAAAATCAACAGTGGTTTCTGGATCTATATTCACATATTCTCTTGCAAAGTTTGAATGTTTTCTGAAACTCTGCAAAAAGTATGTATAGTCTGGATTAACTGTGAAGAACCTATCTTGTGGTCCAGAAGCTAAAAGTTGTACACGACCAGCCATTACTAATATAACATTCTAAAATTTTAAACCTGCTAAACCGCCATTCACCCGAAGTATGTTATAATTGACTGCATACACTCTAGTGTTATTATTGTCAACTGCATTAATTGGATCTATCTGAATCGTGAGGAGCTTGTGAGATATTCTACTCATGTTGACTTGTCCGGTTGGGTAATACACCTCAGGTTTGAGACCAAAACTATACATAGCAAACTCCGATTGTTTATAATCTGTACCGGCTACATATTCTGGGGGGCTCACGTGATGCTTTAGAGCCTGTTCATACACGAGAAACTTACGATCTCTATCAAACACCATCTCGTTATTGAACTTGAGTTTCACATTTGAAATAGTGTTGTACCGATTTGCGTGATTGTTGCTAACAGCTTCTTCTGATTGTGAGACAAAGAATAGTTCCCTCACTGGGTGTGAAAAGTTGAGCATAACAGATTTGGTATTTTCACCAGGTTTCATGACAAATTTAGACATTTGAACTTGTGTAACAACATAGTCAATTGGTCTATTCATGAGATAGTCACGTTCTCTATCAGTGAGAAATACAAACTCTGTGTCTATAGAACACTTTATCAGATTCGCAGAGACATTCCCTGATGCACCACCCTCAATGAGTTCCGGGAGAGATCTTAACTTAATTTTAACTTCAACCAGTTGTTTTGTGAGTGCACATGTTGGTATAGATAGACTCGGGTTACGGTAAAAGTAAAATGGAAGGTCCATAAAGTATGTGTAATTACCAGTGTAACTCAACAACCCACCGTGACCATTTAGAAAGTAAACAGTCTGATCAGTGTCATCATCAGTGTTGTTAAGCTGCTGATGCATGTAAATGTATTCCCCTGTAATCTTTTCAATAGTCTGACCCCCTATAAGAAGTTCGGCACTCTCCACCAAATGTGAAATAATAGAGGGGCACCATTCATCACCTCCAGGGGAGGGATCGTCTAATGTGACTTTTAGGGTCATATTACTAATGGCATCACCTTTATCATTTGGTATGCGATAGTGAAGAGTCTTACCAAAATCTAGATCAATACCATCAAATTGACATTCTACATAATCAATAGCGAACTTTGTGTGTCTCCTAAAATTCATTAGGAAATACGAAAATTGTGGTTCACCTGTAAGCCACTGGTCTTGGACTCCGGTGGCAGCAAGTCTCAAGCGACCTGACATTCCTATAGTATGTGAGTAAAATTATGTTAAATAAAACGAGACACTACTGTAGAATGAATCTTCAATTGAAGAAGTTCAAACCAGAGACGATATCAGATGACAGGGTGTGTGTATTTATTGGAAAACGTAATACCGGTAAATCAACCCTAGTGAAAGATATCATGTACCATAAGAAACATCTTCCAGCTGGTATAGTTCTCTCAGGA